GTTTATATTCTTATTCATAATAAACCCCCTTATTTATTTTTATTGAGTTTAATAAGAATTTCTCCATATTGTTTTGTGTCTAAATCTTCTATTTTTGTTACGTTGTAATTCTTCAAACTCTTTTGTATATCTTCTTCTTGTACTCCCATATCTTTTAGAGTGTTCTTTAATATTGTTGCCTGTTCTTTTGTTATTTTTTTAGGTTTCTCTGTTTCGTTTACTCCTGCGTCAAACATATCATTCTCTACTATATCAAATGCACTCATATATAAATACCTTCTAGAATATGTTTCTGTGCCACCTAGTGCTTGAATTGCATTGCAACCTTTTATTTCTAAATCTTTCATAGGACTTGTATATGTTTCTATTTCGTCAGTTTTTTCTATATTCCTAATAGTTAATATTGCTAAATCGTTGCTAAAACTAACAGATGTAAATATTTTTTCTTCATTACACAACTTAATTAAAGTTGGTAATATATCAGATAATTCATAATATGTGTAGTTTGAGAAATTATTATATCCGCTTTTCTTTACATTACTCTGTAGAAATTTTAACTTAACATTTTGTATTTTCTCATATAAATTAGCCATTTTTATCCCCCTCTTTCATTCTTTCATATTCTTTTTTAAGCATTTCTAACCAATTCTCTGTACCATCAAAAGTTTTTGCTGTTATGTAAGGACTTTTATTTTGTGTTAGTAATTTAGTTATATTATCTAATTGTACACCTTTTTTCCAAGCCTCGCGTTCCAGCATCAGCCTTATCTTGTCTAATGCCCCCCATATACCAGCTAATAACCCAAACAAGGCAAATATTAAAAATCCAACTACTAATGTCTTTAACATATTTTAACCCCCTTTTCTTTTAAGTCTTTTAGAATTATCGCTAATCCTATAAAATAAATACCTGATATAAGTAGCATTGTTGCTATAAAATGTGCTAACATTTTCCCTCCCCCTCTCTATCTTACGATAATATTATAGTCTATACTATATAGACTGTCAAGACTTTTTTATAAAAATAGTACAAAAGACCTAGAAGTTTATTCCACAATTATTACATATTCTCTCATGAATTATAGTTATATTTTCTTTTTCTCCACAACATGGGCATATATCTTCTTTAGTTGGTGGGGGTTGTTTATAACCACATTTATCACATTCAAGCACATTAAATTCTACATCAAAATAAAATTCTTCTGTTTCTCCACATACTGGACATTTTCCCATTGTTATACCTCCTATAAGCCTAATTCTTCTAAAGTGTAAAATCTAGCTGTGTCCATACCTTTATACATTGTACCTGTTTGGAAATCTGGGAATATAAGATAATCTTCAATAAGATAATCTTCATTTCTTTGTTTAGTCCAATCCTCCATAGTAATGCTAACCCATTCTTCTTCAGAACTTTCTTCTTTCATAACATATTTTATCCTATCTCTAAATGGTTTTATAACAGCTGATAGATATTCCTTTTCTTTGTCTGTTAATATTTGTGGCTTATATTCTTGCTTTAACCACTCGTAACATTCCTCGCAAGACATATCACAATAATAATCTTCTTGTCTTAATTTATTAATAGTATTGCAGAATGGATTATCACTTGGTCCGAAATCTTTGTAATAATCCTCTAAACTCATCATTTCTTTTACTTTCTCAAAATTAGTCATTTTTATTCCCCCTTTTTCCAATGATACTTATTACTCATATACTGTCCTAAATTATTTAAATATTCTTCATAAGGTAAATCTTTTATGCTTTCTTGATATTCTTCTAAACTAATTTCTATTTCTTCCATTTTTTATCACTCCTTTATTAACTTATAGGTATAGAATACTTTTTAGTAGGTTTTGCCACTTCATTACTAATACCTATAGGTTTATATTTTAATCTTTCTTTTTTGTTCAGCCATTTAATCCACTTACCACACTTTTTACACCACAAACCGCGTTGCTTTTTATTTATATAACATTCTAATTCACTGCTTCCGCATTTGCATATTATCATTGTTTAACCACCTTTCTTAATCAATCCTGTTGGAGTAGAGCGAGTATAGAAAAACCCCTAGAGCAGAGATTTTTCTAATCAATCCCGTCGTCGTCTTCGCTTCGTTTTTGATTACCTACCTGCAAGAGTATTGATGTTTCCTGTGCCCACATCACTCTTACACCCCATACACAGTCGCCAACCTATATAATTTATATTGCGGTCATATAAACCCGCTTGACGATATTAATTTTGAGATAGGCAAATTAATACCGAATAGACTTTATGAATTGGCTCTATCACACCTGCATTTTATAGTGATGCTCTTCACTTTGGGTAACAAAAAACCACTCAACGGATAAGTTCAGGGCATATCCATTAAGTGGTGTTTTGCTGACTACTGATATTTAGGCTACTAGTACCCTGAACACCAGTAGTCATTTTGTATTTATCTAATATGACATCATAAAGCCAATACTAGAAGTGTGTCAAAAAGCAGCTTTCCTTTCGACATTATTATCTTACAACACATTTTTATAAAAGTCAATACTTTTTTATAAAAAATTTTAACAAGCATATTTGAGTTTTAAGGCGTTTTTGTTTTTGAGCATAGTAATTATATCACTTTGATATAAAAATCGTTTCTAGGGTATTTCTCGTTCTTTATAGATATAAAAGAACAGCACCTCATAAGATGCTGTCCTAAAAAAGAGGTAATAATGAAAAATTTAATTACACAAAGTGCGTATGCACTTGTAGTAAACCTTTTTAGCAAACTTTTTTACACCATTAACAGACATATCAAGTTCTTCTGCAATTTCTTCATAAGTTAAGCCTTCATTTCTTAAATCAAAGAATTGTCTTTCTTTTGGTTTAAGATTAGCTTTTTCGTATATTAAATCTATCTCGTGTTGTGTTAAAGCGGTTATATTAAATAACATCTAGCCACCTACTTTTTCTTACGTCTATATATAACTGTTTTTCTTCTAGTTCGTCTTTTTATTGTTTTAATTATCCTTTGACGTGCCAATGTAATCGCCTCCGATATAACTTGCATTTGAATTATCGTTTGTTTCTTGGTCAACATATACACTTTCTTCAACAGGTAAAGTCAAATACCATATAAAACCGCCAACAGTAAATGCAATACTCAAAAACCAACAAACTATTAAAGCATAAATCGTAATAGATTTACTTTTAATTTCTCTTTCTAGTATTTTGTACATATCTGTTGCGGTTAATCTCGAGCCTTGCATATCCGCAAGTTTTTTCTCTAGTTCAATTACCCTTTCTTCTGCCTCTGTAACCATACTAACCCCCTAATATTTTACTTATGATAAATGTTACAATGGCGGTTATAACTCCGCCTACTACTAACCATTTAGCATTTTCCCACTTTGTAGCAGGTTTTTCTTTTAATGAGATGGTGTCTTTTTGTAATTGTTCTATACTAGACATAATGGTATCAAGTTTTTGCAAGATTAACTGTTGCGTTGTATCAAATTCGTTAAGTAATTGTCTTAACTCTTTTAATTCAGCGTCATAGTTTTCTTGTATCTTCTCAATACGCAATATTCGTTCTTTTAAGTTGTCTATCTCAATTCTAGTTAGTTCGTCCATATCAGCCACCTCATAATTTTATGATAGCACGTTTAGAAAAAAATGTAAAGATACTTCACTTTCTAAAGCAAATAAAAAATATATAAAGGAAATTCCACCTATCTTTCAAGGTGGAATATGGAGTTGTGTTTGGAGTTGTTTTTTTAGTTCTTCATAAACTTTTTTCCAGTCCGTATTAGGATTTTGTGCATGAAGTCTGTCAAGATAACGGTCAAATTTAGAATGGAACATTTTGTGGTGCAATTGGCACAAAAGTACTGTGTTTTCGAGTTTCGTGGGGTATCCATGCCGTATTAAAGTTACATGGTGAAGTTCTAAACTTATTCCTTTTCTACCGCATATATCACATACAGGGTTTTGCATTAACAGAATACGTTTTGCCTCTCTACTTCCACTTCTTAACTTCCTTCTTATCCTCTGACGTTCTGTAATCTTGCGTTTTTTCTTTTTAGCCATTTGAGATACCTCCCATAGCCACGTCTGTTCTTATTCACTTCCTTTTTGTTTAACGTCTTACAGTCTAATTGTTTTCTGTATCTTGTGTTTCATTATAAACAATTAAACCTCTCTAAAAACTCGTTATATGTTATTGGTGGTAATATCTCACTACTCATAAGAGATTTACCTACATACCCATACACAAAGTCTATGTCTTTTTTTGTTATCTCATATTTACTATACACCTCTTTGTAATATTTTTCTACCCATTTTTCTAGTAAGTGTATATCGTATCTCTTGCTGTCATAGTGTTCACAATACCACCCATACAAAACCATCATGTTTCTTATTACTTTTTGTTTTAATATTTCTTCCTCTACGTTTAGACGTTTACATTGTTCTAAACTCCATGTAGCATTTTCTATCCAACCTTCAATACAATAAAACCTATATGAACCATTATCCCGTTTTGTTATAGAATTAGGATTAAATTTCCATATATAAGTAGTATGCGGATAATTAGCCATTTTACCAACTGTTATTACAACAGAATTAAATCCCATATCTTCGTTTGCACGTGTATCGTTAAAATAAATCTCGTTATCTTCTAAAAACTTTCTGCGGTATATCTTACCAAACACCCATATCCAGTCGTCTTTTCTCTCTACTATGTTTCCATCTTCTAGTTCTTCATAAAATGTACTGTTTACTGCGTCTAAATTTTCTTTTTCTATCTTGCCTACTAGGTTTTCTACTACAAAAATATCTGTAAATTGGTCGTCTGCGTCTGCAAACATTATATAATCGCTTTTGCCTTGTTTTATTCCTTTTCTTCTGCTCTTGCCTGGTCCGTAATTTTCTTTGTTAGTAACTAATATAACTTTTAAACCTAATCGTAAAGCCATAAGCTTTTCTTCAATGTAGTTATCATTGTCATTGTCTTGCACTAAAATAATAGTAATTTTGTCTTTGTAAGTCTGACTTCCTATACTTGCTATTAAAGTTTTCAATGTTTTTCTTGCTTTGTAACATGGTATTACAATATCAACAGTTCCCATAAATATTCCCCCTCTAAAAATATATGAGAAGAGTTACCCCTTCCCATATATTATATCACATTTATTCTTCTTTTGCATTTGCTTCTTCACGATAGTCAAGAGCCTCTTTTACTAAATCAAAAACACTTTGTACGAACTCTGTTAATAGTTCAGTAGTAACAAATAACTTAAATGGCATAGGTATTAGTGGTGTTAGCATATCTACAACCCATTTCATTTTTTGTTGCCCTTCTCCACTGCCAAACATTTCTTCTGCTTTTACTATAAATTTAACTGTGGTGGCTTTTAAGCCTTCTTTTTTTATCGATATACATATATACCCTATCGCAAAAATAAAACCGATTAAAAGTATAACTATACTTAAATGCGTACTATCCATTGTAACTCCCTCCTTATTTTAATTTACATACTCCGTCTCTACAAGTTTCTTGTACTATAACTCCTCCATAAAGGTTTCCGCTTAAACTTGTTGCCATTTTTTCTATCATTTTCTCCAACATTTTTTTGCATATAATGGCATTTCTTATCATATCGTCTGATAAATCTAGCCCTGCTTCTCCACCTCTACCGCTTAATGCACCCATATCAATTAACTCTTGTATAGGCTCTCTTGCCCATTCAGGCATTTCTTCTACTGTTTTGTACCTCACTTCAACCGCCTCCAATTCTTTCTTAACATCTTCTCTAAAGTTATCCATAGTGTAATTAAAATATTCTTTCCACCAATGGTCTATATCGCTATGATTACTAGCAAATTTTGTTCCATTTTTCTGGTATGCTTCACAATGGCAAGTTATATCATTTACCGACAAATTAAATTCTTTAATTAAAATTATACAGATATCTATCGCATATTTTTTTACTATTTCAAAATATTCTTTATCTGCATAATCTTTCGGCTCACATATCTCAAAACCTATATGCGTATTATTGCCGTTACCACCGCAATGCCACGCTCTCATATCAAAAGGTAAAGTTTGGTAAAACCCAGTATCGTCTAAAAACCCATGAACGCATACTAATCTCCCATTTGGGGTTTCAGTATTCCAACTCTTTAAGAAAGTTTTTGCTTTAACACCTTTACAAGCGGTAGAGTGCAACATTATGCCAATAGGCTTTAGTTTTGCTCTAACTTTATAACACTTGTTATTTGTTAGATATTTTTTTGTGATAACCATAAGTAACCTCCATAAATATAAGTTTAGGGTCTGTTAAGCCCATTTTGTTTACTCGACAAGATAAAGTAGATTTGTTTATACCTGTTTTTTTGCTCCATTCTGTAACAGACAATGTTTCTCCATTGTATGTAATTAAACGTCTATGAGTGTATCTCCTATTATTAGCTTGTTCTTTTGCGGTAGCCCACCTACAATTTGAAGGCTCATAGTTACCATTATTGTCAATTCTATCTATTGTTAAATTGTCTTGATAGCCATTCAAAAAAGCCCATTTATAAAACTTTTTTCTATCTCCTAGCCATTCATCACATATTTTTATATTTCTACCACCATAGTTATTGTAAGCATGATTTTTAGTATCATAACACCTATTTATCATACCTTTCCATATACCATAAAGTCTTTTAGTTTTACTTCCTTTAGCACAATCTCCATGTTTAATATTCATACTTCCTATTTTAGACATTATTTTAGGTTGGTTATGTCCGCAACTTTTACTAGCTCCACTTTTAAGGTGTTTTAGATATACACCTTTTTCTTTTCCGCAACTACATCTGCATAAAACAAACCTCATATTATTAACTCGTGGCAACTCTTTTATTACAGTCCATTCTCCATATTTTGTTTCCACATTCTACCTAGCTTTCTCCTAGCTATTAATTTATTAGGGCAGGTCTGCTAGGCGACTTTTCGGCAAGGTAGCTACTCCTTTCCTAGCCCATATTTATTATACCATAATTAAATTGTTTTTTCATTACTTATAGTAACTTTTCTTTCCTTGCTATCCCATTCAACTTCAAAACCAATATCTCTTAAAAACTGTACTGGCACAAAAGTTCTATTGTTTTTTATAAAAGGTGCAACATCATATTGTATTTTTTTGCCATTTATATTCATAGTTTTGTCGCCAATATACATAACTACATTCATATTATCATCTCCTATCTGTGGAAAACCGCCATAGTCTATACCTTCATTTATCTCTGGAACATAATCAGTTATTTTTATTGTATCGGGGTTAGGAAGTATGAATAATCCATATCCTGTGTTTTTATCCCAACCTTCTACTTCTAAATCAATACAATTTGCTTTCATGAAACGTTCCATTTCGCTACGTGTTAATCTTCTGCCTATCTTTTCTGTAAAGAACTGTTGTACTAAAGCACACATACCCGCTATTACGGGGCTACAAAAGCTTGTACCATTACAACCTAGTATTTCAGCTAAAGTAACAAAGTCTAATTCCTTGCCTGTACCCGAATATGATACTCTCTGAATTTTATTCCAGTTATATACTCCAGTAGTTGAATAAGGTTTTACTCCGCCAATAGCATAGTATTTTTCGCTTTTAATCTCGCCTTTTATTTCACTACTTTTGTTTCCCGCAGCCCCAAAGAATATACAACCTGCGTCAATACAGTCTTGCATAGCCATTTCTTTACCTTTGTTTATTTCTCCACTAGAACATGAAGTAGTAAATACATGACACTTGTTTTGTATGATATAATCAGCACATTTGCTGTCGTAAGTATTTGTTGTGAATGAGCCACTAAACGGGTAAGAAATCAATGTGGCTTCGGGTGCTACCATTCTAATATGTTCCATTACAGTATCTCCATGACCTCTTGTAGAGTGAAATCCTTTAGGAGCAATAACATCTTCACTAGCAAGTACAAGTTCGTCTGATACAATTTGTATGCCTTTTCCTTTGTATCCCGCTTTATGCCATGCGGTTATTCCAAGAAAGTCTAAAGCTTCTTCTTTATATCCCATATTATGCTCCTTTCAATGCACTAGCTGAAATGATAAATGGTAAATCTGCATTAGTTTGTAGTATATTTGTTTGTCCGTTGTAACTCATTGCATTATATAATGCTTCTAGTTGAGATATTAGTGTGCTATCTGTTATTTGGGTTATTGTAGGAGTTGCTAAAGGATAATATAAATATAAATTATTATTCACTAAACTGTTTTTAAAGTTAGTAGGATTATCATAGTTAGTATTTTTTATAAACAGAGCGTCGACTGTCGCACTTTGTGTTATTTGTATAGCAAATTTCCCATTTGGTAAATTAGCTGAATAACCATATTGCCTATCATCAAACACATAACAATTTGTTAATGCTAAACTTGAAGAATTAACTTTTTTCCCTGTGATATCAATATGAAATACATTTGTGCCATAGGTATTATCCCAATTTTCGCTTCCGTTTAATATATATCTCTTAATATACTCATACTTATACCACCCACCACTAATCAAGCCTTCTTTTTGCTCTGATGTTAGTGTGTCATATATTGTATCGCCTGTTATAGCTTTGAATATTTTATCTTGGTAATTTCCTATTTTACATAGTTCTATTGGTGCTACTCCATAAGGTGTATATCTATTAGATTTATCGCCTGGCTCTATTTGAATAGTATCTAATATTTGTTGTTCTGTTAGAGTGTCTGCACTAGATAAATAATAAAATACAACTAAATATTTAGCGTCTGCACTAGTTGTTATTGTGATACTCGTTCCCGTATTATTGAATATTTTATTTGAAACTGTTACACCTCCTGCTGGAGTAGTTTGTGTTTCCGCTACTGAAAATCTTTGGCTAGATATTTTAGATATAGTGTAAGTAGTATTTGGTGAACAACTAATATATAAGAGCTTAAAATCTGCGCCTGTCACTCCATAGGTTTGAATTGTATTAGCAGTAGTATTTATATAAGCTTTCAATAAATTAGCATTATCTTTGTCAAATAAATTTTGTACAGGTAGATTTATAGGATATGTTGTGCCATTATTATTATTGTCTGAAACTGTAATTGTATTATTACCTTTTACTACATGAATATCTTGAGGAAAGGCAGGAGAAGGTGAAGGAATACCACCCGTGTATGGCTCGTATGTGCCGTCTGTTATACTTGCTAATCTTATCATGGGCTTGAATTGTATATCTACGTTAGCGCCAGATATAATTCTTAAACCTATGCCAGCTAATTGGAAACCAGTAGCATAATCCGTTTCAGAATATATTACAGCCCCTATATTGCCACCGCTACTGTTTAACCCCCACACAACCATTCCATAAGTAGAACTACTGCCATTTAAACCAAAACTTATTTTCGTTGCACTATCAAAAACTTTTTGCGGGGTTGTTGTATCAGTACCATAAAATCTATATGTTACTGTCGCTGTTGCCGTCCCTTTTGCTTTTACATATAATAAATTATCACCTTCATATACAGGCGTAAATGTAATACCATTTTCTGTTACTTCTGAAAGTTGGTTATAAGGCAACAAATTCTTCCCAGTTGTACTCTCCTGTGTTGTATCACTAGCCTTTAATGTACTGTTAAGCCTTCCTATTTTACTTCCTTCTATACTAGGAGATATTCCTTCGTCTGATACTTTAGGATAATCGTTGTACACAGTATCTAGTACAGTAGAGAGGTTTTGTATATTTTTATTTATCTGTGATGTATCTACCCCTAAATATTCTATTCTACCATACGCACTAGAGAGATTACTTGCCATTGAGCTTATTCTATCTGCTATACTCATTAAACACCGCTCCCTTCGTCTAATGTTGTTAATGCAGTTTCTATTGTGCCTATCTCAGCAGTTAGTACATTAGCCAATGTACCTTTACTAATAAACGAATAATTACTTAAATTTAGATAATCATTATATGTTTTAACGGCACACAACAGCAAACCATCATTTTCTCCTGTACCCATTCCTGTTGAGAACTTTGTCGAACTTTTAAACACTCCCCCAGTGCTATTAGTAGCATAATCAGTATTCTTAACAAAGTTTGCGTCATTTGTTAATTCACTTGTTTTAGTAGGTATATCTAAAGATAAGTCTTTTACATATTCTACTTCTATATCTGTTGTACCTAGATTTGTATCTACCCATATATGATTTAGACCTTTTATGGTACTTAGTAACGTAGATAGTTTTGGTAGAGGAATTATTTGAGGTGTTGCTAAAGCATAATATACTGTTGTGTTGTGAGTTGATAACCATGTTTTGAAATTTTCAATAGTTTGCTCTTTGGTTATAAATCCTATACGTTTATCACTTGCACCGCCATTATTCCAACAACATTCCGAAGTAGCCCCTGATATAGCAGAATGGTTGCCAGCATATACAAAATGCGATGTCAATAAAGAATAAACAGCCCCAGGATATTTATTAGATATATTTACAGTTATGCTTTTTAAGCTAGTATCAGTCGGTTGTAATGAAGTAAATACATAACTTTCACTTCCATTCAATACTACTTTCCCAACATTCTTCTGTAATGCAACATTCCCATATCTATCTATCAACAATTTATCTTTTATTGTACCTACTGCACATACTTCATTACCATCTAGGTCTATTGGTATTGTTTGACCTTGATATGGAGAATATGGAGTAGATGTTGTGCCATATTGTATTTTCATACTATCTTTTAATGTTTTAAAGTCAGTTATTCGTAAATAACTAGCATTGGCTGGGGTAGTAAATGTTTGAGTTTGAAATGAAGAACTGCCCCACAATATTCTTGAAATAAAAGTTTTGTTTTTATCATAAAAAGCTACCGCTGCACTTCCGCCCCCGCTTGAATATCTACTATATGTGCACGAAGTAGAAGGGACTATACTAATAAAATCACTTAAACAATAATCATTGTCAGTAAAAGGCATACCATCGCTACCTAACCTTTTCCCATCAATAGCAGTTGATTTATCAAATAGTTGTTCTCCTGTTCTATTCCAAGTAGCAGATGTTACTTGTGTTATAGTTTGTGGATAGTTAGGATTAGGAGAAGGTATACCTCCTGTATATGGCTCGTATGGTTTAACGGTAGAGCCTGTATTTATTTGAATTTTAAGATTTATAAAATCACTAGTAAAATCATTAGCAAAACATCTGAAAGTTATATATTTTGTATTAGCAGGTGTCGAAAAGCTGCCCGTGGTCAAAGATAAATTGTTGCCCAAATATGTTTTATCAGTATCATAAAAATATAGGCAAAATCTTTGTGAAATCCCATTAACAGATAATGTATAATCAGAAAGTTCACTTACCTCAATATAATTCTTGCTTCTATATGTTGCATCATCGTTAATTTTTGCGCCACTTGTGTTGCTATAATTACCCAATTCTAATTCGCCATCAAATAAATTATTCCCTTCAGTAGTATTCTGTTGATATTTCCCATCAGCAACTAAATCTAATACTTTATATGGTTGTGCATTGTCTATATCAACGCTCTCTCCACTTTCTCTGTCTGTTGGTAATAATTTCTCTACTTCATATACAGCATTGCTGTCTATTACGTTATTACTACCTTGCATTGGAGTAGTATCAGGATTTATTTGTATTATTTTACTTGATACTTGTTGTGTTACATTACCTATCTTTAATCCTTCTACTATGTTTACTTCTGCACCAGCTTCAATGCCTTGTAATTTTGTTACCAAATCGTCTGTTATACCACTTTGTATTGCTTCCCATTGTGCAGCTGTAAAAGAAGAATTGTTTAATGCATACTCAAACGTCCATGTACCACTTGCATATTTGTATCGGTTGTAAACAGTATTTCCAGCACTATCTACGTCAACAACAAAGCCATAGTCGTTTTCGTCTGCAGTTACTTGCTCTAGTTCTGTCAAGCTATCATACGTTCCTCTAAAAGTAGCAGTAGCAGTCCCAACAGTAGAATTAACAAAGTTCTTATCTGCTAATTGGTTACTAGAACTAGCTTGTGTTGGTATTAAGTCATCGTGTGTATCAATGACTACAGCTCCAGTATTACCATTTACTGAAGTTACAGGATATGGCGGTGGGTTGTTTACTGAATATTGACGTACGTTGTCAACATTTCCCAAACCTACATCACTCTTGTTATAAGTTTGTTTTATGTTTAAGTCAGAGGAAGTTTTGTTACCGCTTAATTCAACACCATTTATTGAAGGCTTGTTAGACAATTCTTCATAATCCGTTGTATCAGTAGCACTTATTGTTAATGTACTTCCTTCTTGCTCTATTGTTACGTTTTCTCCGCCTTCTATTGTTATTGTGTTTACTCCGTTTATTTTTGCATCCTTACCATCTATAATCTCTGTAGTTGTCGTTGTGCCCGTTTTATCTGTTGTGGTAATATAAGTAGTATCCTCAATTTTTTCAGACGTTATATTGACGTTTTCTGCTCCATTTACGATAGCTTCAATCTCATTAAGATATGCTTCCCATGTTGTAGGGTCAGGTAAATCTTGCGGGTCTGCTGCGGGTAATTCTCCAGCACCTATTTGAAAATAAATCGGTTGAAGATTAGTAGATATTTGAAACGTTTTCTTGTCGTCGTCTATTGTGTACCCAACAAAGCCAATGTAATACGTTCCACTTGTATTTCTATCTACCTTAACCTTGTTAGCCACTACTGGTATCTTAACCGCTTCAGCTCCGTTGATAATAGCATACTTTGTTAAGTTATCCCAATCTGAAGTAAATTCTGTATCTATCTCGTAATAATCAATAGAGCCTGAATTATACAATACTTCGTCTTTTACTTCTAATTGGTCGTGTGTTATTACAGCTCTCATTCTATTCCCCTCCTAACTCGTGTAATTCTTCTCTTAAATCTTGTTTTATTTCTATAATGTATTGCAATCTCTGATAAGGTGTTTTACCTGTTAATTCGTATAAATCTTCAAGCCCTCTTGATATTTCTTTATCTAGTTTTTCTAATTCTTCATGTATTTCTGTAATACGTTCTGTATCTAATTCTTCTTGCGTTTTCTCAACGTAAATAACATCTGTAATTCTATCTCCACTTGTTATAAGTTCATATCGTGGGTAATATTCAATTATTTTTCTCGCTAGTTCTGAATTGTCGTCTAATAAATAGTAATCTTCGCCAATCCAATTAGAATTAGGCATATCAGAACGTGTTATATAATTCTTATCTGTTTTACTTATTAACATTGTCTAACCCCCTATCGCTATATAATATAGAGTACCTGAAATATTGGCTGTTTCAGTTAGAGAAAATCCTGTTGAAGTAAGCATTGTTAAACCAACTCCGTATGCGTCTGTTATTATTATTGGTATTCCATCTTTAGTTGCACTAGTACTTGATATTGCCGTTCCAACGCTACTATTTTCTTTTGAATATATAATTACTAGTTTAGGTCTAAATCCTAAATTAACAGCTGTAGTTCCTACTCCCGATACTGTAAATGTTCCTGATACGTATTTATTACATATTTCCCATTGTGTGCCATTATATCTTAATAAATAATCTTCGCCAGTATGCAATGTCCCATTTATACTCTTAAATCCTAGTGAATTTATATTTATTTGCGGGTTATATGCCCAAAATACATTGCCTTCGTATTCTGTTACTTGTAATTCTGTAATGTGTATTTTCCTGCTTGAAGCCGTTGCACTTGCTAAAACTCTATAATACGTATAAGCGGTATTATTGTTTAATGTTATCTCTGTTAATGTTGATTGGCTTGAAGGTATACTATATAAATCAGTCCATGATGTGCCATTGTTACTTCCTTGTATTTTAGCACTTGAAAAATATTGTGAAGAAGAACCTTTTATAAGAGTTTTCATTTTTGTTATTTTAATTGCCGTGCCAAACTTTAATTGTACCCACACGTTTTGATATTCTGCATCAGAATGTGTCCAATATGTGCTAGTTGAGCCATCTATTGCATTATATTTTGGATATGATGCACTCTCTGAACTAGCTGTTATTTCTTCTAATCCCAATCTTTCATATGGTATATAATCGCCTGTCCACGTGCCACTAACTGATGGCATCCTTAATCTTATTAATTTGCCCGTTTCATAAGAAGTCAAAGGCAAATCAACACTCATTTTAACTGTACCATTATCAACAGTTGCAGTTGGTGTAACACTTCTATCTATGGTGTATAAATCGCCTTGTAAATTCCTAAACAATGCTCTATTTATTGGCGTACCTGCTTCAGTTGGCTCGTCTGCTCGTGCTACTGTTACTTCCTCTACTGTACTGTCTGAATGTGTTACCTCCCATGTATTAGGTTTAGTAGGTAATCTATCTTTTATATCTTGTATCATGAAAAATATCCCTCCCCACTTATTACTTCTCCAACATATTTCCAGTTTTGTTCCATGTTGGATATTCCTGTGTCTATATCATATAAAATCTTCTCTATTGCATTTGCACCTTCATACGTTAGCCATTCGTTTATATTTGGTACAATCTCTTGTGATACAGGGAACACATTTTTAAGGATTGATATATTGTTCAAATATGTCTGCAATTCCCCTCTTTTTCTTATATACGAATATGTAAATGTACTTGCTTCACTTAATGTTACATTGTTTGCATATCCATATTGTCTTAATATAGCACTTAAAGTAGATACAGCTGTTTCTACTCTTTCAAAATCAGTATAGTTGTAGCACCCTTTTAAGCCATTTAAGAACTCTGCTTGTTCGTCATTAGTTAAGTCAGCCCAGTTTTTGCCTTTGAAATAATCGTATCTCTCTACGTCTGTCGCTGTTCTATCTGTTATCAAGTTAAGCATTTATTATAACCACCTCCAACTCGCCTAGCAAGTCAGGCTCTTTTGTTTTTATACTTATTACTCTGCCTACAAGATTATCTGTATATTCTGATTTTAATTTTATTAAATCACCTACATTTACTCTATAATCTTGTAACCATTTTACCTTGTATCTTATTCTATTATTCAAGTAATTACCTATATAAGTAGCAGTATTTTCAGCTAAAGTAGTGTTTGTTATTAAAGGATTATCATAAGGAGCTACTTCTCCTTTGCCATTGTTATATGTCTTACTATACGTTGATACATTGTCATCTATCTTTTTGCCTGAAATACGTATCGTGTATGTACCCGTACCAGTTACTGTTAATGAGCATTTTCTACCGTACATCGTAGAAGAAGTTAATGTTCCATTTCCAACTATAGTTACTGTATGGTCTGTACTTAAATCATAATCTATTAAATAAGTTTCTGTAGTTGTGCTAGTATATTCTACTTTGTATAATATTTCTGCGTCTGATTGTGCTTCGTAATTATGAACTGACATATCTATTTGTGCTAAAGGTTCTATCTTTTCAGGTGTAGGTGGCTCTCCCATATATGAGAAATCTACATAGTAATCGTTATCTGCTACACTATTAGATAATGGTTTAATACAGATATATCCCTCATCATCTTCACACAATACCATATTAGCTGCAAAAGCTATTATCTGTAAACATTCGGCATGAGTTGCAACAGGTAGTGTACCTAATGTGTAAATTGTTTTTAATCCATTGTCTAGTCTGTATGGGTACTCATCTTGTTCGTTTAACTCCCACCCAAAATCATTTAATACATTCATTGCTAAATTATACAAACTTATTTGCGTAGTTCTATAAACATCTTTATAGTAAGTATCATTCATGTATTGTATATGGTCTATTGCTTTTATCTCTGCTAAATTATTTTCTATTTTAGCTGTACCCTCTGTTAGATATATACCTGTTTTTATCCATTCACTACCATCTAAACTATATTCTACTTTTATAGGTTGCTGTTCTGTTATATACTCATAAATACCACTAGGATTATCAATATCAAATTGTTTCCCAAAGTTATCTAGTTTATAAGAAAACTCACTCTTATATAGTTCATTACTTATAGGAGATATTTTGAACGATTGTGTTAGTTCCTCTACATTTACTTCTGTACTTACGTTTACAATACCAAAATATATTTGTGCTAATCTTGCTCTTGCATTTGGTAAATTCGTCTTATCAAAGGTAATTACTAGTTTATCTATATCGTCAAATTGCTCTTCAAATTGGTAATCATAAGAAGTAGGATATGCAGTAGCAGTTTTTACTAAAACATTGTTGTTATACGCATTTACAGTCATCTCGGAAGGATATGTGTAAGATAAATTGTCAAATATAAACGATAATCCCACCATGCTATATGTGTCGCCAAAAGTCATTGTATATCCAACCGTACTATCAAACTCGCAATCATCATCGCTAACTACATTAGGGCAGAACATATTTTTCTCGTAAGTAGCGTTTTCAACCATTATACGTTTATTACCGCCTAGCTGATATGAGTTTAATTCTTGTGTCATATAATCAATGTTTGGTAAACTACTATCTACTATTTTTGTTACGTCAGAAAATTCAGTTTGAGTATTAGAAGTAGTAAGTGTAACATCTTCTGACGCACCTACTGCCTCTATACCAAACTTAATCCTAAATCTTGTTTGAGGTAAAACTTGTTGCTCCATTATTGACTTAAATGTATTACTTACATTCCTACTCATCTAAAGTTTCCTCCACTCTACTTGCACCTGTATCTATTACGTTTGCTTGACAATCTAACCATAGTTCAGGTCTGCCTGTGTTGACATCTACCTTAAATGGTCTTGCACTTCTATCGCCAACATAAAATACTTTCTCTATCCAATCATTCTCTACCATGTCAAAATATCTTATGTTAAACACAAAGTTTTCATCAAATATCTTACATATAGTTGACCATTGTTCAGGTGTTAATGCTCTCCATTGCAATTCTACTTTTCCCATGTCTTCGCCTATTTTTTTACATTTCAGTAAGCCACTTGCCATTCTAGCATTATCTACTATAGTAGCTCGTGTTTGCAAACCACTTTCATTGCTAGGATAAGGAAAAGCTACGTTATTTATATATACAAAACCTTCAAACATCTAAATTCCCTCCTTATATGTGCGCAAACACGCCACCACCCATACTAAATCCTTTACTTGCTTCTACTTTTTTCTGATTTCTATATACTGTTTCTCCGTCTAGTTCTAATACTGAAGTTACTTCAATAGGTTGAGATAAACTACTTTGTCTTAAAGCAGCGGTTACAGTCCTATACATTCCGTCATAAATTTGCTCATTATTCATAACTGCTGTTCTGTTTCCTATTCTACCAATTAGCTCTGGACCTCTTTCACGAGCAAAAAATACTTCACCAGTAGTAGGATAACCTCCACCTGCATATCCCCCACCGTAATTGTTTGTGATGTTTATTTTAATGTTTTCACAAGCGGTTTTAACTTTTTCAAGTAAATCTAAAGTTTTTGTTTCAAATGAAGATATGCTTGTTTGAGTTGTTTTGTTGTTCTCTGTAAGCGATGTATTTAAAGTATCTAGTTTGTCTAATTGGTCTTGGCTTAATTGTTCTGTAGTTTCTAAGCCCAAATCTTTTTTTAAGTTATCAACTTGTTCTTTGATAGAAGATATTTGTTCTTTTGTTTCAGTTTGTTCATCTAGCATTTTTTGTTGTTTTGCTTGGTCGTAATCGTATTGTGAAGCCCCTAGATATGCTTCCCAAAATTTAGTATATTGATTTTCTTCCTCTACTGCAAAAGACCTACCATGATGAGTTGTATCTTTCTTTTCAAGATTAAAAATGTCATCAATAAGTTTTTCAAAGCCACCATAAGTTGCCTCTCTAAAGTTTTTAGCATAATCAGTTTTGTTTATTAAATCCAACATACCTAAAACAGTTAATAGAGGTCCATTTGCTAGTTCATATAATCCTTTGGCTATTACTTTTATAGCATTGCCTACAATTTTACCTGCAATATTATCAGTTAGACTTTTAAGTGTATTCTTAAAATTTAAAAATCCTTTTGATAATTCAAGCATAAGTTTACCAAATGCTTGTTGTATCTGATAGCTTCTTTCGTCCCAATTTTGTATTAAATCTATTAGCATTAAACCAGCTGCAACGCCAATGCCTAAAAACGCAGCCTCTCCTACAGCACCTGTAGTCGCTAGATTTTTAATTACTCCCGCTAATGCTATTGCTAAAACACCTGTTAAGATTTCTATCAAGCCCGTTATTGCTAGTTTGACATTATCCAAAAAGTCGCCTTTCCCTTTTATTATATCCATTACTCCAACTACAAGGTCATAAGCTCCTTTTAAGATTAAAACTATACCAGCTACAGTTAATATAATTGTGCCTAAAGCTACCATTTTATCTCTTGCATCATTAGCATTTGTTGCTAAATCTACTAAAAGCCCAACAAGTTTATCTAATTGAGTAAGTTTTATTGCAGCTACCACTAAAGCAATACGGGCTAACCAAGTACCTATATTTTTTAGTGTATCAGGGTGGTCTGCTGCCCAGTCCCCAATATTAACTAACCACGGATATAATTTTTCGTCTGCAAATTCTTTAATTGCAGTAATAAATCCTGCTACTACGTTACCAAAGCCTTCAAATAAAGGGGTTAACTTTTCGACTTTCTCTTGTATTCCTTCAAAGAACTTTTGTGCATTTGAGCCTTCATATCCAGCAAGGAAGTCATAACTTTCAGGATTTATTAAATTTGTTATATCCGTCCCACCTATGCCACTAACTCCAGCAGCTGTTTTGCTAAATACATTTAATTCATCTATGCCTAATGTAAAGCTCTCTTTTATTTGCTTACCTACTTCTTCCGCTTCATCGCCTATCGCCCCAACATTTTGTACCGAAGTTGTAGTATCTATTACTGGCATATCTATCTTTAATGCCTTTGCAATAGTCGTTACCATGCTTGTAAGTGCTTTTACAAATCCTATTATATATGGCATTATATTTAAAGCTAGAGGATATATCAAACTACCTAGAATTTGATATAAGCTCTTAAATTGTGCTGATAAAACGCCTTGTGCACCTGCTAAACTCATTGTTGTATTTATATAAGAGCCTTGCAAACTTTTAGATTGTCGTATTATTGCATTATAACGCAACATACTCTTACTTGCTGCATTTAGTGTTCTTATATTTACGTCTATTCCTTCTAATAATGCTTCTTCTCTTAAATCAGCTTCGCCTAATGCAAATCCCATATTCCTTAATGATTTTATAGAGCCTGTATATGCTTCATTTAATTTGTTGGCATATTTTGCTACGTTTTCTTGTTCATGGTTAAAAGAAGCCATATCATAAGCTAATTGAGATAGATTTTGGCTCATAATCCGTGCTTTATCACTTACTATCCCCATTCCACTTGCTGATTGATAGAATTTACTCTGATAGCCTAAAAATTCTGCTGCATTTATTCCAACTACTTCTTGTAAACTATCTGCGAAATCTTTTGCGTCCTGTGCGCCTTCTCCCATTAAAGAAGAAAGTTTGTATATAGAACTTTGATACTCTGTTACAGCTTCTAAAGATTTTTTAACTACTGTCGTTATCCCTAGTGCAGCGACTGCGTTTTTTAAGCCTTTAACACCCGTCAGCAAACTGCTAGTAGTCTTTTTAAGTGATTTAGCACTTCCTTCTACTTTTTTTAATACTTGTTCTAGTTGCTTTGCCGCAGTTAATTCTTGTCCTTCAATATATGCACTAATTCCTTCTGCCAATTAGTTCCCCTCCTTTCTTTTAAAATTTTGTTCTAAATTATTAAAGAAAGCTATAACTTTTTTACGTTCTCTTTCCGCTTTTTGTTCTTTTTCCCAATCTTCTAACTCAAACAACTGTAAAGGCTCTTCAACATACTTTTGTGGTCTATGCTTTTTATCTCTAAAGTTGTTATATACCGCTACACTTACTGCGTCATATATGTATTGACCTAACAACCAATACATTTCATTTTGACGTTTCATTTTGTATCTATCTGCTTTTAAAAAAGGCTTTAGCTTGTAAGGATTTAATTCCCAAAACAATTTGTAATCTATCCCTAATGCTAAAGCCTGTGGCAACCACTCTTCGTATATATTTTGCCTATAAGTTGTTCCTTTTATTTCTTTGTAGTATCCTTCTCTGTCTTCTTGTTGAGAGCCTGAAAAAAACCGCTTTCTTCGATTGCTTTGGCAAATGCTCCCATTAAATCGGTTAGCTCTCCTCCTTTTTTAATGTGTTCTTCAATTTCATTTCCTGCTATAACCATAGAGTTTCTGTTTCCGCCCATACATAATGCTAAATATGCTCTTGCAGAACTAAATGTGTTAGTAAGAATATTCTGTATTGAACAACCCATATCTTCTAAAGCACATATATTGTTAAAAGTTATCTCTGCCTCTTTATACTCTTTATCATTGATTTTAATCATTCTAAACACCCTCTCTTTTAATTATTAAGTGGTAGGTTTTGCAGCCCAACCTTCAACTCCAGTAGGAGTAATATATACAGATGTTTCAAGTACACTATTTACTTCTATTGATGGCATACCCATAGCAGAAGGGTTACCTTTGAAGTAAAATGCGTTTGTTAATCCAGGTACTACTACTGCAAACCATGTAGCTTTACTTGTAGCTTTACCAGTTGTATATGCTGTTACTAAAGAACTCCATAAAGTTTGGAAATCAGTTGTTAAGTTTGCTGTAAACTCTAAAGCTCCACCCATATCTTTTAATCCATCTACATAAGTTTTGAACTCTGTTTGACTTAAATCAGTCGTTTCTAAACTATCAGGTGCTGGATTAAGAGAAGGAATAGATTTAACACCCTTCAAATCTGTGTATGCACTTGCAGCGGTAGGACGTGTGCCTGCATTTGCTTCTACGGCATACATTAGTTTTACACCCGCTGTTGATAATTCAATAGCCATATTCGTTCCCCCTTTTAATTTCTATAAATATAATTTTTACCGCCTATTACTTTACTAGCAATAGCTTCATATCGTGCCACCATTCTATATATAGTGGCGTCTTCTATGTTATCAATAGGCTCTAGCATTATTCTTGTAAATCCCATGTCCGACATTATATTATCTACCATACTCGCTATTTGCTTACATTGTGTTTTTCTACCAGCTATTAGATTACTAAAAATATCTATCTGATACATTAGTCTAGCATGGTTTTCTATTGTTTCATCACTCGTCTTTTGATATACAGTATTACTTTTCTCTGAAATCAAAACACACGGAAATTGAGCTATGTTTTTTACATACTCACTCTTTACAAAAACACCTTGAACACTATGTAAACCTGTTGACAAGCTATTTATAATATAATTCTCAATGTCTATCATGCTTTCTCTCCTATTAGTTTTGATTTAACTTTTGTTTCTTCTTTTCCTTTTTTAGTTTTTGCTTCTGCAACAGGTATATTTTTGTTAAAATCATCTGCTATCTCTTCATAGTTTTCTATGTTATCAGAAGCACCTAAAATCATACTTTTATATCGTATGTTTTTTATAGTCTTATGTTGAAGTATTTTACCTTCATCTGCTTCGTATAAATTTCCTTCTTTTCTCATTTTTTGCCTCCCTTAAACTCAAAGCCTACTTTATATTTCTCTCCAATTTGGTCTTTTAGCCACAACATTGTGTTATACATAAATGGTCTGCTTGGCATACCTTTTGTCCACGCTCTTAATGTACCTTCTTTATCTCGCCATGTGATTGGATTTTTATAGTTGCCTTCTGATACTTCATACCACCAGCCTTGTTCTCCATGCCCTTTAGTGTTATATGCCCAATTTACATCGCCATTTCCTACGGCAGGGTGCTGATTTTCAAGACCTCGTACACCAGTACCAAATTCAACATATAAGCCTACATTTTCTTGTTCATCTCCACCCGCTAAAAACAATTCCCCTCTTCGAGTTTTACTATCATAATACTTAATAGATAACTTGTTTATAACAGGTGTCATATCTGTATCTGCATATAATGCCATGTCAGATAAAGAAGTTACTGCATACTCATATGCTTCATCTAGCAATTTGTTTATTTCTTCTTCTTCTTTTCTTTCTTCGTCCTTTAAGTCGTCTATTGTAGTTTGTATGCCATCAATGAATTTTTGAATTATATTACTGTTTAATCCTATTGGTAATCTAGCCATTTCCACCAACTCCTGAAATAACAGGCTCTTTGTTTATTTTGACTTTTTGTATTGCATATTGATTTTCATTCAAACTTTTTGCAACTTTTACAACTTCGTAATCGTGTTCGTGCGTTATGTCTAAATCATCTACCCACAAAATAGTGTTCTCATCTATTGGTAAATCTTCAGTAGTAATCATAGTTTTGTCATAGTTTTGTAAATCGCCAAATTCTCTTGTATATGCCGAGCCTCTTGCAGCCGACACATTTATTCTAGCTTTTACAGGCTGACTATATGTTCTACGATATTCTCCAGTAGAATAATTATTACTATCCTTTATCTCTTCATTGCCAGTATATAAAGCATAATATATCTCTCGTTTGTTGCGTTCTAAACTTCTCATTTTATAACACCTACCATAGGTACTACAGTATATAGCAATTTGTTGTAATCGTCATAGCTTCGTGATACACCATTCTCACTATGAGCATTTTCGCCTTCTGCTCCCATTTTGTTATATTGTATGATTGTTAATTGTATGGCTAATTCGTTATATCTACTTGGAAATTCCTCAGTACCATTTCCATAAGGAAATCTACGAGCCATAATTTCACTTTTGGCTGTTCTTAAAAAATCAAACAATAATTCGTCATCTTTGTTGTTAGATATTCTCATTCTTGTTTTTATTCTTCCTAACAGTTCTATGTCCTCTCGTGTCATTATGGCTCTCTCCTTCCTTACGCTACTGTAATTATTCCAATGCTATCTGCACCTTCTAATGAAGGTAAGCAAATCATAGATACTTTTGTAGTTGATACTACAGGGTCAGGAGTTACATATTGTGTAACAGCTACAGCTCCGTCAACAACTGCAACTTCTGCTGCCCTTCCTGTTCTTAAATCTCTTTCTTCTGGAGTTGTTGCAAGTCTTGTTTGTCCTACGTTATCTCCAGCACATAATACTACGCAATTATCAGGTACAAATTTAGTAAATGTGTCGTTTATTACGATACCTTTATCGTATAAGTATAGTTCGCAACCTGTTTCAGTTTGTACAAAATCTGTTGCTGCTTTTACGTTTGGTGTTACAGTACCATTTCCAAATACATAGATAGCATTTTTCATGGCAGCTGTCTTTCTCATTAAACCAAATGTTGTGCTGTTCATTATGATTGTATCAGGTTTATCAGCACCAGTTGCTTGTATTGTTTCGATTAAATCGTTAATATCCTTTATAGGGTCTGCTGTTGAAGGTGCGTCCCATTTAGCTGTACTTGTTAATGTTACTTTGTTTGCATCAGGTACGCCATAATCAACTGCTACAGATACACCGTTGTTTGAGAAATTGATAGCACCAGTTGTTAATGCTTTCATTCTCATATACTCTCTTGTTATATCTGCGTCCCTTAATAATGTTGTTTGGTCATCTAATATCTCTGCTACAACTGCTTTAATTTCAGCTGTATTGTTATCAGCAATTATTGCTAATCTATCAGCTAATTCTTCATCAACATTAAGTGTGTTTTTGAAGAAAGGCATTTTAACAGAAATTTGTTCAAAACCTTCTCTATCTAGTGGAATAGCTTTTGCGTCCCATGCAGATAGATTTAATATCCTAATTTTTTGTGCGCCACCTTTTATAGAGTTCATCATTCTGCTTGTTTGTACTTTAGTAGGGAAAAATGCTTCGCCTAAAAAAGGTTTTCTCTGATTTAGTTTCTCATTCCATTTTTTTGTAACTTCTGCTGCAGTTACTAATTTAGCTATATCTGGCATTATTGAGCATCTCCCTTCATAAATAGAATTTTACCATCTAATGCTGATGCTACGTTTGCATCAACAGTTTGTTCTAGCTTGTCAGTATCTACAAATCCTCTTACAAGTAAAGCTGTTTCAACATTTCCGTCTGTAACATCAATATTGTGTAATGCTACTCCGTATGCTGGTACACAAGCTAGATTATCTCCTGCTTTTTGTAATACTGTTGCTCTGTTTGCAAATACATTGTTTGCTGCTCCTAAACCTTCTCCAGCAAAAATCATTTTTCTGCCATAATATGGAGAATTAGCATTACTTACAGCATTAACGCCTGTGTTTCCAACAGTTGCACTAATTGTAAATGCTAGTTCAGGTGCGATTAAGATTTGTTTTTCTAAAACGTATTCCATATCTTTTTTCCTCCTTATTTATAAAATTTCTTTATATCATCTGCACTTCTAGTAAAAGGTTGCTGTGTGGTTTCGCCTGTTTCACTAGTCGTTCCACCAGTTGAAGTAGTTGGAGTTGGCATATTTTTCATTTGCTCTTCCTTGACTTGTTGCTTAGTTGCATCAATTTTATTGTTTAACATCGTTACTAATGCATTTGCACTATTCATAGCAACATCTTCGTCATCAAACTTCATGTTATCAATAAAATCTTTGTAGTCATCTTCTTTTAAGCCACTCTCTGCAAACTTATTCTTTACTTTGAACTTCACAAACTCTGCTTTGTTTTTAGCAAGTGCCTCTTCTGCTTGTTTCTTGACTTTTTCAGCGTCAGCCATCATTTTTTTAAGTCTTTCATCATCGCTTAATTTAGCCATTTTGTCTTTTTCTGCTTTGTCCTCTGCTTCTTTTAGCTTGTCGCTCAATTCATCATACTTTTGCTTCAAGTCATCGTAATTGCTTTTTGCTTTAGTAGCCTCATTACCTTGTAAGTCCATGATTTTCTTTATTGTATCATCGCTTACATCATCGCCTAAAATTTGCTTTAACTCTTCTCTCTTCATGGTTTACCCTCTACTTTCTCCAATACGCTTTTATACGAGTTCGCTCTCACATGGTTACTCTATAACACCGAGTAGGCTTATTTATACAAACCTAAAAACTTGCGTTATTAGGGTTGTTTGCTGTGTCTTCTGTAGTAGCATTTGTTACTTCTGCTACCGTACTGCGTGTTTCAGTCTTCCATTTTTCCATGTTCGGACTTTTATCAGCTACAAGTTGTGGGTCGTTAAATAAACCAACACTTGCACACGCTGTAGCAGGGTCTATTCCAGCTTCTAACAAGTTCAACAAACCTTGTGTCTTTGTTAGTAAGTTCTGATTTTTCTCCCTGTCTGCATTTATATCTATATCTGAAATCTTTATGCCTTTACAAGCATAATCTAGTGAAGTAGTATCTATTATCTTCTTTGCTACTCGTAACATACTACGCTCTGCTTCTTCAAACATCGCTATGTCTGATTTGGCTTGTGCCTCTGCTCCAGCCCAACCTTCTGCTACTTGTAATGCTGCCCCTGTGTTTCCACCAGCACTTGCGTTCCTATCAGGTACGTTACATATCGTTAATATGTTCTGATGACTGTCATCTATACTCGTTTGTACTTGGTCTTGATTTAAGTCAGCTGTTATGTATTTTACAGCAGCTGGTACTCCAACATCGCCTTTTACTTTTATCGCTAACTTCTCTCTTAACTCTTTCAAATCGCTATTGTCAATATCGCAATTCTCAAATACTAGTATCGCTTGTACTATCTGCTCTATTGCGTCTATTCTGTTACTTAATTGAGTATTTAGTGCGTCTATCTCACTTAATGCAGCCTCAAAACTTCCTATCATTCTCGGGTTTAATCTGTATTGTATTATAGGTATCATTCCTAATGGGTTAGCTGCCCTTTTTACATTGCTTCCGTCTATCTCAAAATACAAGTCTTTCGTGTAGCAACCCCACCTAAATATACCCTTCTGCGTGTCCTCTACTTTCATACACGCTAATACAACTTTCTTGCCTATTCCATTGTTTCTTACTACAAACGCATTTTTAGGGTTTAACGTGTCTAAATAAAATGGTGCTTCATCTATGTCTTCAACATCTTTATTCGGAAATATACCTCTATATCCTACACCACTTATAAATAAGTTCTCCGCTAACTCCAAGTCTTTCGTCTTCTTGTCCGCTAAACTCATAACGTCATTTAACCCCGTTACTTTGTTATCTTCACTTAGCGTTTCAGGATTAGGCTCTATTTTTCCCTTTTTTTGGATATACTGTATAGGGTTTCCAAATTCATACCCTTTTTTGAACTCTACTATCGCATAAGGTAAATTCCTCACTACTTTATTGTTAATTTTAGGTCGTATCGACTTCATT